CTGGCCGACGAGCCAGCCTTTAACCCGGCTGACGCGCTGCGCGGGATGCGCCGCAATGGTTAACAGCCGAAACAAGGGTGCCAGCTTTGAGCGCGAGCTTGCCAAACTTTTGTTTGAAGAGCTTGGCCTGACGTTTAAGCGCGACATAGAACAGTATCGCGCTGCTGATCACGGCGATCTGATTTGTGTTGAGATGCCTGACTTTCCTTTTTCAATTGAAGCAAAACGCTATCGCGCAGGATTTGGCATCCAACCCGCTTGGTGGGATCAATGCTGCGCCAGTGCATTGGCGACACACAAGCTGCCTTTGCTGGTTTACAAGTACGACCGCCTGCCAATCCGCTGGCGCTTCCCGGTTGCTGCTGTTGCTGGTATGGACAACTATCTACCAGCAGGTGACATACATGAGCAGTACGACTGGCGCTACGCGGTTGAGTGCGACCAGATGACGGCGATGATGATCATCAGGGAACACCTTGCTGATGCGTAAACAGTACGAAACCGCAGCCGACAGAGCAAAAGAGCAGGCACTTGCTGATGCCTTTGCCGCGCACGGCTATGATTTCTACAAACTGCCAATGCAGTACCGCCTCGACTTTGTGGTGTTTAAGGACAATAAGGCCAAGGCATTTATTGAGGTGAAGCATCGCAACGTGCGGCTGTTGCAGTACGACACAGCGATGGTCAGCCTGTCTAAAGTTATACAAGCCCGGCTGCTGACGCAGCACACCGGCTTGCCAGCCTATTTGCTGAATGTTTATAAGGATAATATCGCCCGGTTTGATTTTGCGGGTGATTACGAAGTTGGGAAGGGTGGCAGAAGCGACAGGGGCGATGCCCAAGACGCGGATATCTGTGCTTATTTTCCAATCGGTGGCGCAACCGTTTTGCGTAGTTCTAAAGTTTAGGAGTTAAAAATGGCTTTAGGTTTTACAGAGACTACATCATCAGGCGGCGGGGATTTCCTGCCAATCATGAAATTCAGTGCCAAGGACGGCTCGTTTGTGCGCCAAGACCGGCACCAGACATCCGAGGGAACTTGGGAAAAGAGCGAAACCGAAATGGAATTGCCCTTCAAGGTTGTGATGGATATGGACGCAATCGAGGTTGGCTTTATCGCCTTTACCACGACTGGCCCAGACTTTCGCTTTGTTAAAGTTGGCGAGCCAATGCCGGTCAAGCCTAGTGATGAGCATAAGGAAGGTTTCCGCATCAAGATGTACAACAAAGAGATCAGCCTGCGCGAGATGAGCAGCAGCAGCAAGATCGTGCGCAATCAAATGAACGATTTGCACGATGCGTATTTGGCTGGCAAAGCTGACAATCCCGGCAAGATGCCAATAATCGAGATCACTGGATCTGATCGCATACAGATTGAAACCAAGGCGCAAGGCACACAAACCTTTCGCTCACCTAAGTGGTCAATAGCTGGCTGGGTTGACCGCCCAGCAGGAATGGATGCACAAGCTGCACCAGAACCCGCCGCAACAGTCGCCCCGGCAACTGTCGTCCCTTCAGTTGTCGAAGGCGCTGACTTGTTCTAGCGGTGGTAGTGGTCGGCGGCAGGGTTTTTTCTCCCCCTTGCCGCCGATCATGTCTAAGGGGCAAAGGGGGAAAGGGATAAAGAGATGACAAACATAGCAGCATATATAGAGCAGGTGGCTCGGCATTACTGGGGCGAGCCAAACCCGCGCCTGTCGAAAGGCACAGAATTGCGCTGGGGTACGCACGGCAGCCTTTCGGTTTGTACGCGCAAAGGCGTTTGGAGTAATTTTGAAACCGGCGAAAGCGGCGGCGTCATTGATATGGTCAAGGCAAACGAGCCAGCCAGCATCAATGGCAACATCCCAGATGTATTGGAGCGAAAGTTTGGTATCAGTAAGCAGCAGCAAAGAGCGTTGCCAGTGACGCCGAAGATGTCTCGCGCTTATGATTACTATGACAGCGATGGCGTGTTGGCCTATCAGGTGCTGCGCTTTGACAACCCCAAGACATTTAGACAAAGACGCCCGGATGACAGGGGCGGCTGGATCAACAGCATCAAAGACATTGACCCGCTGCCATATAACCTGCCAGCCATCGTGACTAATCCAAAAGCTCCGGTGTTTATTGTTGAAGGCGAAAAATGCGCTGATGCATTGATTGAGCTTGGCCTGATCGCAACGACAAACAGTGGCGGGTCGAAGAACTGGAAGCCGGAGCTTGCACAGTATTTTGCGGGCCGCAATGTCGTAGTGCTGCCCGATAACGATGAGGCCGGGCAAGCACACGCCGACACAGTTATTGCTGCGCTACACGGCACGGTGGATAAGATCAAGCGCCTCGATCTGCCTAACCTGCCGCACAAGGGTGACGTGGCTGATTGGCTGTTAGCTGGCAATGGCAAGAAGGTGTTGCTTGAGATGGCACGTCAAGCGCCAGTGGTTGAGACAGCGCCAGAGGTCAAGCCTGACATTTACCCTCTGTATGATGAGCATTACCTAATGACGATGCCGCCGGTCGAATGGATGATTGACGGCGTACTGACGAAGCACGGCTTCACAGTGATGTATGGCGCACCCGGCACAGGCAAATCATTCATAGCTATTGATATGGCATTGTGTATGTCACACGGCTTGGCGTGGCACGGCAGGCCAACAAGGCAAGGCGTTGTGCTGTACATTGCCGGTGAGGGCGTTGGCGGGCTGGGAAAGCGCGTCAAGGCTTGGAAGCTGCACAATCAGGTTGAGGATACCGGCTTGCTGCGCGTGTTGCCAATGGCTGTTGATATGATGGATGAGGAAAGCATCGACAAGCTGCTGCGCACGATTGACAGCCTCGATGAGCAGTTTAGCTGTCTGGTAATTGACACAGTCGCTCGCAGCATGACCGGCGAAGAGAACAGCGCCACAGATATGTCCAGTTTCATACGCGGTTGTGACGCGGTAAAGCATCACACCGGCTGTGGCTTGTTGGCAATCCACCACGCTGGAAAGGATGCGAGCCGTGGCATCAACTCAATGCGCGGTAGCTCGGCACTGGCTGGTGCCGCTGACACTGTGCTGGCAGTCGGCAAGGCTGAGAGCATCGTGGCGTTGTCAATGGATAAGCAAAAAGATGCCGAGCCAATCGACAAGATCACGTTTGAGATGACGCCAGTGGCATTGGTTGACGACACTAGCATCGTGATGAAACCCATCGAAGCGCAGGGTACAACCAAGAAGCAAAACCTGTCGGCAAGGCAGCAACACGCATTCCAATCGCTGCAAAACACACTGATAAAACTAACGACAGATGCCCTGTCAGTGAGCCAATGGCATGAGGCGCACAAGGTCAAATCACCCGATTTAACGCCCGGACAGCGCAAGGATGCGCGGCAGGGCTTGCAGGATAAGGGTGTGGTGACAGTGCATGAAGGCAAAGTATGGATTAACAAGGGGTTAGCGTAAAATGTGGGGTGACCATCCCACCTATATCGCACGTTCCGGAACAGGTGGGTGGGGTGTGATGATCTTTAGATCACACCCTACCATCCCACCCTACGTTTAGGAGAGGTAAAATGAAGGGCAAACGAGTACCAAAACCAAGCAAACAATTCTATGCACCTAGTCAGATGGCGATGCGCCGAATGCAAGATGCGTTGCATGAATATGATCGAGCCGCAACAGCAATGGAAGCGAAGTGGGGCATAGATAGATTGCCTTGGCTTGTTGAGCAGGGATTGCGTGGTAGGTTTGAAGCGCAAATGGATAAATTGAATGAGGCAATAGAAAGCCAGCACGATGTCGAGCATCAGGTGTCGGTGACATTACGAGGACTGGCTGCGCTTGAGCAGGCTGCTATCGCTGCCGGGCATAAGCCGTTGACTGGTGACTATTGGGAAGCGGCAATGGATGACGGCAAGGTGTTGGCGATTACCCGCAATGGCTATGAGGCCGGTAAGGTTGCCAAGGAGCATCGCGAGATGGTGGTCTATAGCGTTGATGAGATAGCAGCCATCGTGTCAGGTTGGCGCAAGGACAAGGCCGGGCAAGTGACTGACATAGCCAAGGCGATGTGGCCGGGTGCCGCTGTTGAAAAGGTCAAGACAAGAACTGAAAAGGAACTAAACGATGAAATCCCTTTCTAGGAAATGGTCGGTGATGCCGTCACGAGCGGTCAATGACCGTGAATTGAAAGAACGCGAGTTGCGGGTGTTAGGCGCTTTGTGCATCCACACCAATGCGGCTGGTGTGTGTTGGCCGTCAATGGAAACGCTGTGCGCCGTGACAGGGTACGCAGAGCGTGTGACGATCCACGCCGCGATGAAAGTGTTGAAGCGCAAGCGGTATGTGCGACAGCTACAGCCAAAGGATTACCAAGAGACATCAAGCGGCTGGAAAAGCAATAGGTATCAGGTTCTTTGGGATGGTGACGAGGCATTGCCAACATATGAAGAGATACACAACGCCAAGCCGTTGCAGCTTGTGGCTGACCAAGATGATGCACACAATAAAGAAACAGGGGGTCTGGGGGATTTACAATCAGTCTCTCACACACCCGATGACCCGGTCGCCGAGGCCATCACCCACACTTACATCAGCGCCGTGCAGCAGGCGACAGGTCAGGTCAGGATGTACGACAACGAGATAGCACACGCACGGCGGCTGTCTGCTGCTGGCTTTACTGCGGCTGATGTGAGGGCAGCAACGCTGAACACCTGCGATGCTGCGCTTGAACGTAGGGCAGGGGTGCCATCGCTATACGATGTCGCACAGGTGATGTCGTGATGTACACGGCAACAGACGTTGGTTTGTCGGTGTACGGCGCGGTCGATGACGATACCCGGCCACAGCAAAAGCGACCCCTTGCCCCCCGCCCCCCGCCGCTTATCGATGGGGGTGTCACACAAAATTTTCGCACCGTTTGCCCGGACTGCGACCGTGGCATGATCCGCGAGCCAGACGGCTATGGTTGCGTCCAGTGGACATCGTGCTATTCTTGTGGGGGAACAGGAGAGGCCAATGATTTATGAGGGCGATGGGTCGTTTGAGAGAAAGCTAACCAACCGGCAATGCCCGCGCTGTCGCAGCGCAATTGTGTTGCGGCGCGATGACGCGCATAAGCGTGAATACGAATGCACTGCTTGCAGATTAAAAATTATTGACGTTAAGGGAGACACCGAAGGATGAACAGATACGAGTTATTGGATGCCGCCAAGGAAACTGTTGCTGATCGTGGCGAGGATTACGGCAGCATTTGGGATAATCATGAGCGCATTGCTATTATATGGACGGCGCTTATCGGCATACAGATTGAGCCGGATCACGTTGCTATGGTGCTGGCGGGTGTAAAGTTGGCTAGGTTAGCAGCCACACCCGATCATCAGGATAGCTGGGTGGATCTGGCTGGGTATGCCGCAACAGGATCGGAGTGTCTGGATGTCAGGAAAAACAACGCCAACGATTAGGCAGCAGCGAGCAGCTTTGGCTTCATCCGATGAGGCTCGGCGTGAAGCCGTGGTGCAGGAGTTGGAGGCGATTGGCGCTGGTGAGGCGACTGATGTTATCCAGTGGGATGATATGGGTCGGGTCACGCTGACGCCGAGTGATCAATTGTCGGATCGCGCCCGGCGGTCGGTCAAGAAGGTTAAGGTTACGCCTAATCAGTTTGGCAATACGATTGAGGTTGAGATGCACGACAAGCTATCTGCCTTGCGTCTATTAGCGAAGCATCGCGGGTTATTGGAGCCGAATGCCAATGATCAGAAGCCGAGCATGATTGGCATTAACATCACTGGGCCGACTGCAAAGATTGTTGAGATTGAGGGTGACGATGGGTAAAGTCATCGACATGAAGGATTACATTAGCGTTAGATTTTTTAAGCACGATATTTTGTGTGGCTATTGTAATCAGTTGACTAGGGGCCGGGTATATGATGGCGGTGAGGCTATTGTTTGCACGGTG